TGCTTGTCCCGCCGTTTTTGAGCTGCGCCCCTAACAGCGTGCCCAATTCCTGGTATTCGTTTTTGGTTAGACCGACCGAAGACGCCGCCGTATCGGCGAAGGCCTTCATCTGGTCTGCGCCGCCCTTGAAG